GTTTCATATTCTTCTCCTCCACACACACTTACATCAACAAACTATATGAATATGATACAAGATTTTTCATCATCATTCAACATGGTGTGACATTTATTTCACGTATGAAGTAAATTCATCACAGAACATTTGTTCTGTTTTGTCTATTGACAAAATCCACAAAAAAGACACCTCACAATCTCTGCAAGGCGTCTCTCTCAATGTATGTGTGTTTTGGGAAGAAAAGTCAAATTTAATTATAACTTTTCTAGAATAATTATAACATATCTAAAATGTTAATTGTGTTAATCTTTCAAGTATTCACTTGTTATTTGCGAAATTCTTCCTCTGCTATATCCAATGATGTCTGCAACCTCTCTCTGCTTCTTCCCATCCACGTACAGCAATTCAAAAATCTCCTTAATCTCAATATCTTTTATCCCGTCAAGAAACTCTTCTACCTCTTGAATCTCTGCCAACACCTGCAGGCGTTCCGCTTCTTTTTTCCTGATCTGCTTGTTTATTCGCTCCTGCTCATCCGGATCAGGTATCATCACAGATGTCCTAACTTCCGTATAGGGAAAATCTTTACTTGACCCACGAACCTTTCCCATCACTTCTCCTGCCGGCTCAGTCTCACAAAGTTCTTCTATCCTCGCATCAATTCTTTTAAGTCTTGCTTTGTTCGGTATGTACTTTTTCAGTTTTAACTTGTCCACCGGCACCACCTCCCTTAAGTCTCGCCTCATAAAAATCCGCCACACTACTATACTTTCTCAATTGTTTCCTCTCCTTGTGATAACTGCATGTTGTGTATGCTTTCCGCTGCATGTGCCACTTTGCATTTTTACTCGGTCCTCGTTTTATTATATCATCAAAGGTTTTTTCTTCATCCAGCTTTGCTTGCTTCCTTGTTCGTTTACAGCTCAATTTATCACCTTCTTTCTTAATTTTTCTAAAACAGCGTTAGTTTTCCTCGGCTTATGTGTATATATAGTAGAGGAGAAAATAAGTTTGAGGTCGGGGCAACGGCACTTAAGACCGTGCTCCGCTGTCCTCTATAAAAAGTCCTCTATGCTCATTTGTCCCGGAATATTGCTTGTTTCAGGAATGTCTTCCCATTCAACACCTATGTATTCCAGTACCTTCCCCCATCCGAACTTTTCTCCCGTTTCCGCATCCGTGCAACAATTGTACATCCAAAATTCCCACTCTTTAGGATTCCGCTCCCTTAACTGGTCGAAACGGTGTGGACGCTTTTCCATATGAATTCCGAAACCACACATGCTGCATCCGGTTCTCTGAGCTTTTGTCGTGTAGAGCGCCCCATCTTCTTTCCTTTCGATTGTTCCATAGATTTCAGGTACTGGAACTTTCAAATCTAATGCCAATTGCAATAAATCTTGTCGAAGGAATGGAGCAAACGGAGCACTTCGAATTACCGTCTTACCAAAATAATTACAGCCATGCTCCACCAGCGCCTCTTCCCTTTGTCCTCCCTCCGATGCCATTAATCCTAAAAACGGACGGCTATTATGTTCCTTCGCCCATTTATCGCAAGGATCTTCCTTCATGTATTTGCAACACTTATTAGATACCTTAAATGGTGCTATTTGGTAATTTACATTTTCATTGTCATTCTCATATCCTGCAAATAGTTCCAACCATTTCTTTGGTAATTTCATTCTGCTATTCTTCGCATAGTGTCCCTGCGCTCCGCACTCTCCTGTGATAATGGCATGTCGCACTGTTTTGTTCCGATCTGTCGGATGCTGCAATGTATCTATTCTTCCGGCTATCTTTTTCGATATTACCGGAAATCCTACTTCGTTTAGAATCTCAACTTTTGACTTTCCTGGTGCAATTGAAATTACTCCTAATTCCTTATGCACATTTTGGATACTTTTATCTTCCAAAGACGAAACAGATACCGCAGGTATATCTATTCCGATTTTCCGAAGGAAACATAGCAGCACAATACTATCTAATCCGCCAACGCTTACATGTGCATTCAGACCTCGATTGTCAAGTTCGTTTACAAACTCTATCGCTCTTAATTCTGCTCGTTTTACTTTTACCTCATAAGGCAAATTCTGCATGGCTGTAAATCTTGCCTTTTTCTTTCTCTTTTCTTCTTTCCACTGTTCTCTTTCTAATTGCTCTTTATCCATTTTTCTCTAAAGGAATCCGACATGTCTTTCCCGGCCGGGGATTCGGTCTCCTTTCTAAAATTTCCTACTCTACTTTCATAAATCTGCTCATAATATGTTCCTTGCCAACGCCAACAACTACTTTAGCTTCTCCACAAAACTCAAAGTATTCATTCAGCCAGCACACAACATAATCTAATTTGTATGAGCCATATCCGACTGTATAATAATCTTTGCCTACTTCTTTGTACTTAATCGCATAATATGTCTTCCCATCAACCTCACGTGATACTATTTCTGCACTTGTTACTTTTTCCTTTTCATTCATGTGCGAACGGATGATTTCTTCCACTCTGTCAACTGTTGTAACATGTTTTCCGCACATAATAGTATAATTTTCTGGTTTCTTAATCTCTTCCAAAATCTTCTCTAATACATTCATCACTCCACCTCCAATCAAAATGAGTATGTTACCCAAAAATATTGCGTACTTTCTTCAATTGGGTAATAATACTTCCCATTACCTGAATCCTCTCCATGCATCCGTTGATCACAATACTCCCCATTGGACTGCTCATCGCCTTCAGGTTCTTGGGATACTCCAAAACCGTTTATCCAAAAATCTTCAAAACCATTTTCGTTAGCAAATTCTTCCAATTCTTCATAAAGATTATCAATCTCCGATTTTAATTGTTCGTATCTTTCAGCTTTTGTGGCTACTTCTTTTGGTACTCTCATTTATCACTTCACCTCCAACAGCTCTTTATCGTCAAAAATATTTCCGATAACTTTCACACATTTTCTTTCACAGACATAAAATCCAAGATTACAAGCGTCATGATGAAGTTCTTTTCCGAACGCATAGCTATAATCAAGTTGCCAATCCCCTTCATTAAATGTGACGATTTCCGGATATTTCTCTTTTCTGTCGCAAATATCATTCTCCCAAATCTTCTTGCCGTTCTTGTCGGTAATTCCTGTGTACTGGCATAGGGTGTCTGGAATAACTTCTACAAGGTCAAAATCTTCAATCACTCCATTGCGTTCATCAAATATATATCCAATATACTTTTGATTTTCGTTTCTTTCATTTGTAATAAGATTTCCTTCCACCCATTCGCCATTATCTTTTCTCTTTGCTTTAAAAAGTATTTCTCTATTCATGTTCTACACCTCAAACTTTCCAATTCTTCATAATCTGATACGCCTGTTTCAGCTGATCAGTATCAAAATATCCAAAGTGACACATTGAAACTTGTATATTCATTTTCTCTGCAAGTCTCTTGTACATCATCCGCCTTTTCTTTCCCCCTTCATTTTTCCAAAAGGAGTCAAATACTTCATGACATTTCCTTTTCCACTCACGCATCTCTGCGTTTGCCAAAATTCCCATTGCCCTTTTCGGCCAAGGTTTATGTGTTCCAACATAAGCACCACAAGATTGACATCTATAGCAATATCCACTTCCATATTCTCTCCCATAAATTACAGAGTTGCTTATGTATTCTACTTTTCCACCGCATAGATTGCATACCTTCGGATATAAATTCACTTCTTTCATACTGCTGTCCATCCTTAATTCTCCAGTCCGATCTTAACTCCAAGTGTCGTTGAGACATCTAGATCGTGATTCTTCTTGTAGTACTCAACGATGTCCTTGAAATACTTCTCATCATCCCCGATCTCTTCCATTCGTCCTTTCACAAATTTCAGAAACCTTGTCAGACCATTCTTTTTGTATCGGTGCTGCATTTCCAAATATTCGCATCCAATAAATGCTAACCAACACATTGCCTGTAGGACTGCCTGTTCCTCTCTATGATTATTCGCCTCGATAAATCGTTTATCTTTCGAGATCTTATCAACGTCCTTCGCTACTTTATTGCGTCTATGTGCTTTATCTACCCAACTCATCTTATCCTCCATGCTCTTTGGCGACCTCTTAAACCGCCACCTTGAAAATACATCTCGCTGATACGTCCCCTTTGTCTCACTCCGTCATAATAGATTAGCCGCCGATACTTTCCGTCATACTCATCCTTTTCCAGTATCTTTTCAACACATACTGCTTTGTACCATGCGTGAGATTCTGTACTCATGTCAATTGCAATCACTTTACCGACAGACTCGGCTATTTCATCAAATGTCATTTCTTCACCAAGTCGATTTTCTTCCAGCCAATCCCCAGGCTTCACTGGGCGTTCGATAAAATCAAACAAACTCATTTGTCCTTCCATATTCTCTACTCCATATAACTTTGAACTCTATGCTCTAAGACTTTTCAGCATCTCCGCTTTTTTCTGCTCTGCAAGCAACTCTCTGACAGATTCCTCCGGGAAGTCTACCTCGTAACAATTCTCTTTTAGCCTGCTTATGATGCGCTCGTCATATTTACTCTCACAAAGTTTTTCGTTACTCGTAAAAATCGTCACTTTCCGTCGCACATAACGCTCGTTTAGGATTTGATAAAATTTCTCATTGACCCAGTCCGAAATCTTCTCGGCTCCAAAATCATCCACGATCAGCACTTCTGTCAGGCACAATTGATCTATCAGCCTACTTTCTGTGTAATCGCTCCCCTCATGCCACGTGTCCTTAATCTCTTTCAGGATTGCAGAAGATACAGCGAACTTTACCTGTTTTTCACGTGCCATCAGTTCATTTGCGATTCCTGCCGCCATTCTTGTCTTTCCTGAACCTTTCGTGTGTGAAACAAGATATAATCCCATTCCAGCAGCTTCCATCTCCTCAAAATTCGCAAGATACCGTTTTACGATATTGCAAGCGAGATTAATCTTCACTACGCTCTCCGGCTCTCTGTAGATGTCTGCCCGAAACGTTTTCAATGTCAGTTCCCGGAATAACTCAGGTATATTTGCAAATCTAAGACGGCTCTCTGCAATTTCTTTCGCCCGGCACTCACACTCTTTTGCAAAACACAATCCATCTTTCTTGTACGGTATCCATCCCATACCGCCACACTTCGGACACTTAGAATCCTGAGAACTCTCTCCCAAGTCCTGCTTCAATTCCGAGTTCTGTGAGGCTTTTCTCATCTCTTCCAGTTTCTCGTCCAGTGTCATGTCTCTCTCCTTTCTGCCCCTTGTCATCATAATTTCCATCCAGCACCTTTGCCATATTACCGTCCATGATCAGCCAGTCGAATGTGGCGGACCAGTTCCGGTTGTTCTGCCCTTTCAGGAAACTGCTCCCCTCTGCCTTTTTAAACAACATCTGAAAATCACTCAAGGTATAGCCTGTATTCATCCTCGCACGGACGGCCTTTTTCCGTCTCTCAGACATGGTCTTCAATGTCGGGTAAGATACACAGATGTTGTTGTACAAGTCGGAAATCGCCGCAAAGTCGATTTTTTCTTTAGATACGTTAGTATCTTTCTTTTTATTTTTAGTTTCTGTTTTATATTTATCTATGTCTACGGTTTCTGCTACTTGTTGTACTACCGTTTCTACTTCGCTTTTTACTACTGGATTTACTACCGTTTCTACTTCGCTTTTTACTACGTTTTTGAAAGTGAAAGGTATTAATCTGTATTTGTTCGGGCTTCCTTTTTTGCCCTTTTGGTATTCGATTAAACCAGCTTTTAGGAGATCGTCTCGCACCTTTATAAAGGTTGCCTCACGACTCATTTGCATGGCTGCCATCAATCTCAGGTTATCTACTGTAACCCACTCAGGCCAGTTACACTTATTAGCCTGGTACATTAATCTGTACCACAGGAGTTGGGCATCTCTGGTCAAGTAGTTATTTTCGAGCCATCGTTCGAAGGCGATAATCTCAGCTAAATAATTCAAGCCATCACCTACTTCTTATAAATTTTCATAAAATCATCTAATGTCATTGTTACCTTCCACTTTTCACCATTTTTTCTGTGCATTACAACAGGTATTTCTCCATCTTTACTGTCTGAAATCGACTGCTGCATTGCCTTTTCGATGTTAAGGGCTTCTACCCGCTTACATTCAATATGTATTCCCGGTATTCCTACAACGTCCGCATCTCCATTAGAGCCGCAGTATTGCTGTCCTCTTCGCGCCTCATAGCCATATTCTCTGAGTTTCTTTGCGAGTTCACGTTCTCCAGATGCTCCTTTTCTTCTGCTATTTGTCATTCCGGTCCTTCCTCATTTCCTGCGCATACCATATTTCAAGGCGTTTCATCTCGAATGCAACATTCATGCACGCCTGCTTACTTTTTAACTTATCTATTCTAGACTTGTTCTGTCTCATATATATTTTATATTCTGCTTCATCTATCTCGTTTCCTGGGATTGGTCTGTAGTACCCATTCTTTCCCGAAATAATACAGTCACCATTGTGATTTGCATGTTCAATCAATGCTCGTAGCTTTCTATCAACATTCAAATCATCCGGTCTTCCTACTGCGTTTCTATGGCCATCGCCAATTCTGTTAAATATCATTTCTGCAAAACTCATTACATCACCCCTTTCTCCTCCAACTAAACCAATTGTGTAGCTGGAGGTATTTTGGCTTACGTTTTGTGATATATATTTTATAAGATAAGTACCTAATCTATTTCTTCGATTGAGACTTCAATCCTTGGCGTTCCATCTGTATAAAAGAACTCATGTGTCGTGTTCTTTACATACCTTGGATCATCATCTTTAATTACTCCACATTTTTGAAGTGCATCTTCAATTACTTTATCTGCAAAGCTGAAAATATTCATATAGTCTCGTTTTTGACCCTTCTGCGGTTCGTAAAACTTATAATGCAAAATCACAGGTTTCTCGGTCTTCCATCGTTTTAGCTCTCTTCTGATCGCATTGCAGGCTATCATTTCATATTCCGCTTTCATTCTGCCGCCTTTTCTCGGATTTGTTCCGAGTGCTGCTATGTACTCATTTAAACCAGGGAATGTCTTTTCTTTGAAATAGTTCCCTTTTATCGAAAATGTCTTCATCATAAGAATGACCTTCCATATCTTTTCCGGAACTCCTCTCTTGTCCCTAACTGACTTTCAAAAAGCAATTGTCCTGCTATTTTTGAAAGCTTGCACGCCATACTGTTACCGTGTATCTTCTCTGTATTCCGGTTCATCGTATGGCAGTTACTGCAAATCGGTATCACAAGACCATCTTCCTCTGCTTTCTGACGATCACTTCCAAATACAAGATGGCGCTTCTCGTTTGTAGGTCTGCCGCAAAAGATGCAATTATCCATGTATTCTGTAATCTGAGCTTTTTTCTTTGCCATCCTACTCAACTCCTAACAATTCATCCGGCCAGATTGGTTTTGTAAGTACCTTCGTATGCTTGCACCAGTCGCAATTCTCGCATCTGATCGGGTCTATTTCTCCGTTTTTCAGCATCAAAATATTTCCTGTGTTTTTCTCAACCTCTGCAAGTCTATCGTCCATCATCTGCTGAGGAATCTGTATGATTTCAATGTCTGTTTCTTTTTCTTTAGATGCGGCTGCAATAAAAAACGGAAGTCTCTTTCCTGTGTTCCTATACACAACTTCCTGATATACTGCCGCTTGAATGTCGTATCCCCAGTAACTTACAAAATGCATATGACCGAAGTCTTTTACATAATTCAGTTCCCGGATGGACTTCATCACTTTTAAATCAACGATACAGACATCTTTTACATAGCTATCAAGTTTCACTTTCCAATCTGCGCCGAACATTTCTGCAGTCATAATGACCTGCTTTTCGCCACTCAGGAACTTCATAAAATACTCATCACGCTCGATTCGATTAATAATTTCCTCTGCTTTTTTATATTCCGCTCTTAATGTACCTGCTTTTGTAAATACTTCCGGATTCTGTGCTTTGAACAGATCCAGTGTTCCCTCAAAATGTGCGTCCACGTAAGAACCTACCATCAATGCAGTAGTTTTCTCCGTCTCCCACAGTCCATTTAATTTCGCAAGTGCCTGTTCCTCACAAGCTTGTTTGCCAAGTGTTCCACAAAAGTCTTTGTATTGGGAAACAGACAGAAACTGCCTGTTTGCCTCCGTACTGTAATAATTTTCATTCGTCAATATCATCCAAAAATCTCCTCCGCTTCTCTCATTGTTTCTTCATCGATCATTACTTCATCGTGTGCTGCGAATGGATCCATTGTCTCTGTTTTTTCGTTTCCGACAATATCTTCCACTTCTCCTTCAACACGCGCTCCCATTAATGCGTTCGGAATATAGATCCTTGCGAAAAATGCAGCTGCTCTGTAAGCGAGCATCATCTCTGGCATAGACTGCCACTTTGATGTCTCGTTGCCGTATCGGTCTTTTTTACTGTACCACCCTTCGGCTTTCGCCATCTGAATTGTAACTTCCGGACCTTTTACTTTTTCTCCTGTTTCTCTGTCTTCCGCTTCGACTCTGCATCCCCATGTATCTGTATTTGGTGTTCCGAAATACACTGGGCGCACCTTGTGAAACTCCTTAGACGCTTTTATCATGCTCATGCATGTTTGACCGGACCATGACGGTTTCCCTTTTACAACATATAATCCCTGCATTACCATTAACGGAGAAACGCCCATTCTGTTTGCGATGTCGATTGCGATCATACAATCTTCTGGTTTACCTTGGTAGTTCTGCGGTACCAATTGCGATTTCGCGAATGTCTGTCCAATCTTATACAGATTGTTGAAATTCTCACCGTTCGAAAACGGATTTGAAACTTCATACTTATTCTCTTTTACTGCGATTTCTTCCATGTCTCGTCCTCCTAAAATCAAAATGCCATTTTCTTAATTTTCTTCGTCTTCATGTACATAATTTCCTGAGTAAAACCACTCAACAAACTCTTTTCTTAACTCATCGCTCCATTGCATCTGCTCCAATGCGTATTGATAAGCGTCACAATCATTTATGCATGTCCCTTTTTCTTGTCCGGCAATGCCTATGTACATGCGATCAACTCCTTTAATGTAAATTGCCCGTCTTTTTCCTGTATAAGCAATCGTTCGTATTGTTCCTCTGTTTCTTTACGTTTTGCTATGCAATCGCATTTCTCGCCCGGATCTAGGTTTGCTCCACAGTTTTTGCATATATACTCATACATTTATATCTACCTGACTCTCTTTAAACCCGAACTTGACAAATCCATGCTCGTACGTTGTTTTCTCTTTGTCGTACTTCGATACATCTATGCCACGTCTGATCATTTCTTCCCACGCAAGATCAAAAAGTTTTTCCTGATTCAAATAGAGCCAAATACCTTTCTTCTTATCCTCAGAATCATGGTCAGTTCCATGTGAATCGAAAATCTGACTCGTATCATTTCTAAGCTTCTGATATACAATCAACGGCATTGTTACCGTTCCTTCTAATTGCTCCATTGACTTTCCCTCTCTTCTGTTTTACAATTTAATTGTTGATTTTTGTTTGGGCACCTTGGAGCTTGCCGGCTCATATGGGTGCTTTTTCTTATAGTAAAATTGATGCTGCTGTAATTTCTCCAGCTACAAAACCAAGCGCAGCAACAGCTACCATACCGATGACAATCATCACTCTTCGAAACAGCAACTCGTCTCGAAACTCTTTTACTGCCAACTGATTCTTCAATCTTCTCTGTCTTAACACATCCGAGCGTTCGAACTGCATCACCTTGATTTCTTCCATAGCTACACACCTCCTACCAAAATCGCATTACCTACAATCCCGACGACAATTATCGCCAGTACCAAAAGAGCCATTACGCAAGCTGATCTCTTTTCCTTGCGCAAATATTTTTCGTGTCTGTTACGGATTCTTCTTTTCTCCCAATCGGGGAGTGCTTTTCTTCTGTTCCAGTTCACTGCTTGTCCTCACCTCCTTTACCGCCTAAGCGGTTCTTTCGTACCCTATTTGCTTTGCAGCTTTCTCATTCAGCTGGTTTGAAATTTCTTTTCTCTCCTCTTCTGTGAGCGTAGAAATATCTACTGGCTTTCCATCGATATAGATGAAATTTTTTATTTTCACTTGCACCACCTCTCTTAAATGTATGTACCGCTGTTTGTACTTGTTGCGTTGTCCACCGAAATCTCCTATCCTGCTTTCTTATCATTATTCTCTTTGTCCAAGCAATCCCTTGCTTTAAGAACTTCCGAATTGCTCTTCATAATTAAAAGACTTTCTTTATCCATTTGTTTCATATTGGATACTGTCTCCTCCACCATTTTTTTCAATTCCTCTGACATAATGTATCACCTCTCTTTTTTATTGCTATTTAATCGACTTCCCCCTATAATCGAAGTAAGAAACTTTTATCTAAACACCAACAGAAAGGATATATCCATGAAAGTAATTTCACTCATTTTAACCATGATTTTTATAAAATTTCTTATAAATATCATTCGATTATTAAAAACGCAATCTTTATATAGAAAATTCAAATCTGGTAACGGGATAACCTTATATATTCCCGAAATAGACTCCCTATTCAAAAGTGCTGACACCTCTTATCGCACAACTTATGACGAAAGAAAACACGGTTACTTAGAACGAACTATTCGAGATGTAGCATACCTAGCCGATAGAAAAGACTATTTTCTTGAAGTAGATAAAGTGTTTCAACTAACGCTAGGCGTCTACCGAATAAGGCTGAAAAATTCAATTAATCCTTTTTATTGGTTATTTTTCCCAATAAAGATTCTTCAAACGTACAGTATAAATCCAAACAGCTTTATTAAAGCATTGATCACCCTGTGCTATTGGATTTTAGGCTCTCTGGCATCATATCATCTAAATGCTCTTCTTGATTTTCTGTATCTTGAATATCTGCAACGAGTATTTGAAAAGATTCTATAAGAAATTTTCTTATGGAATCTCTTTCTTTTCTTCGAGTACACTTTCGTAATCTCAAAGTTTCATCAAGTATAGCCTGACATAAGAAAGATGTTGCGTTATCCTTTGTATAATTCAAAACCACCGTGTCGCTTGACATTTTATAACCACTCATTTTCTCACCTCGCTTCTCGTTTCTTATCATTTAGTACTATTTCTTTTACTAAAAAAGTTTTTATGACTATAAGGCATATAGTTCTTTTTCTTCGTAATATTCGCCTCCGTCCAACAAAATTCAATTCAATTGAATCTATCTGGCACAAAAATAAAATCCAAAGGTATACCGGATAATTCACTGATTTTTCTCAATTGTGATGCATCAGGTTCGGATTTTCCTTTTTCCCAGTTAACAATAGTTACATTTGAAACTCCAAGAATTTCAGCGAGTTCTTTCTGTGTTAACTTTGCATTTACTCTCGCTGCTTCCAATGATATCTTAGGCATTATCATTCTCCTTTCTTTTGTTTTTCTGATTAAATTATAATTCAATTAAATTGAATTGTCAACACCGAAATTTAAAATAATTGAATTTGATATTGAATTTTTTTAATTTTTAATATATAATGCATACATGGAGGTAAACGAAACATGACTGATGAACAGCAAAAGAAAATTTTTTCCAAAAACCTAAATTATTACATATCTATAAATGGTAAACTACAAAATGAAGTTGCGAAAGATTTAGGTATAAACGCTAGCACATTAAATATGTGGTGCAATGGAAATTCTTTCCCTGGTATCGGGAAAATACAAAGACTAGCTGATTACTTCAAAATAGGAAAATCCGATTTACTTGATGAAAAATTAGATTCAGATCCTGTTGTAGATGCTAGAATCTTGGCTGACGTAGAAACTATGGAGATGATTAAAAAATTTTATTCTCTATCAGTTGATGATAGAAATGCAATTAATCAAATCATCACGAGTCTCTATAATAATAAAAAGAGCGAAGCTTAATCAGCTTCGCAACTTTAGAAATTCTTTGATGAGATTCAAAAGATAATTCACAAGTTTTGGATTGGTTAACTCATCGATGAGTTTATGTAATTCTTGTTTTTGCTTATCCATATGCACCCTCCTGCGTTTTGTGTATTGAACGCACGTTCGAAATTCCTTGTTTAAATAATACTACTCTTCGTAATTTATTTCAAGAAGTTTTTCGAACATTCGTTCTTAAAAGGGTTGCTTTATTTGCCCTTTACTATATATACACGCAACTAACGGAAATCTAACGCGGTTTTGGGGATTTGTCCCAGATGTGGGACACTTATTTATACGGGGAATCCAAAAGGTCAGAAATGTGAACTTTTAGACCTTTGGCAAGACGTTCGAGAGTATCAGCTGACGGGGAAATTTCGTTATTCATAATCCGCTGGATTGATGATTTTGAAATCCCAGTTAGATTTGATACTTGACGAATTGTTAAGTTTTTACTTATCATTATTTTATCAAGTAGTATTCTCATAACAGATTAATTTTACTCTCTTATATGGTTGAGATATACAGGTAAATAATGGAAATGATATAACCGCTACGGCGTTTATATATAAAGGGTTGGTTACCCTAAAGATGTGAGCTAAAGAGAAAGAGAGGAAAAGAATATGAAGAAAAGGTTTCTTGCATTACTACTTTGTGGAATGTTAGCTGTGTCAGTAACAGCATGCGGAGGAAACTCAGAAGCTCCAAAAAATAAGTCCGAAGTAAAAGAAGACGTAAAAGAACCTACTGATTTAACTGGCACATGGAAATCTGTGGAAAATGATGGAGCTTGGATGGAAGCAGTTATTTCGGATAACACAATTGAAATCAACTGGGTATCAGATGGTGGTGACACCAAATCTATCTACTGGGTTGGTACATACGAAGCTCCAACAGAATATGTCGAAGAATACAGTTGGACATCTGAAAGAGACAAAGAAAAAACAGACTCCGCCATTCTTGCTTCAACCGATGATACTAAAGACTTTTCATATGCGAAAGAGACACTTAGCTATGAGGCTTCTGCAATGGGAACAACAAAAAAAGTTGAACTCACAAGAGAATAATTTTCGTAAGAACTAAAATTACTTAAATTTAAAAACCGCCCCTGCGCCAACAGGAACGGTAGACATACATCCGAAGATGTACAGTAATTCTGAACAAATATATTGTATCATCTTCACGACAGCCATGCAATCGGAACATATTTTCGATGGCTGTTATTTTTATACATTTTTTTAATATATATATATAGACGAGGTGATATGAATGAAAACAGGAGCATTGTATATACGTGTAAGTACACACATGCAAGACGAATTGTCCCCAGATGCACAGAAACGACTTCTTTTGGAATACGCAAAAGCAAACGACATTCTCGTATCAAACGATAACATATTCATCGAAACTGGAATTTCCGGACGCAAGGTTGATAAGCGTCCTGAATTTCAGAAAATGATTTCACTGGCTAAGACCAAGCCTGCGCCATTCGATTCTATTCTTGTGTGGAAATTCAGCCGATTTGCAAGAAATCAAGAAGAAAGCATTGTTTATAAATCGCTCCTCAGAAAACAATGCAATATAGATGTCATTAGCGTATCAGAGCCCCTTATTGACGGTCCATTTGGTTCACTGATCGAACGCATTATTGAGTGGATGGATGAATATTATTCCATTCGACTTTCCGGAGAAGTAACAAGAGGAATGACAGAAAAGGCTCTGCGTGGCGGATACCAAGCAAGACCTCCACTCGGATATAAGATTGCGGTTAAGGGAGAACCACCAGTAATCGTTCCGGAAGAAGCCAAGATTGTACGTATTATATTCGAAAAATATGTACATGAAAAGCAAGGTTATTTTGACATTGCGCGATATCTAAATAGTCTCGGCTACAAAACATCTCACGGAAAATCATTTGAAGCTAGATCCATCGACTACATAATTCAGAACCCAACTTATTGCGGCATGATACGATGGAACAGAACGGAGAACGAAACCAACCGAATAAAAGATAAAGATGAGTGGATCATAACAGAAGGACATCACGAGCCGATCATAAGCAAAGAGTTGTTCGATGCGGCACAAGAGCGTTATAAAACAACTTATCGCCCAAGGGGAGCACGTCCCTCTTCTACCTATCGTCATTGGCTTAGTGGTCTTTTAAAGTGTCCGCATTGCGGGCGTACCATGATTGCAAAACGAGTGGTTAAAAAATCAAACGGCGCTAACTACGCATATTTTACTTGCTATGGTTACAGTAAGGGGAAATGCTTGATTCCGAGTAATGTGAGTTCTCTGAAATTAGAGCCGGCTGTTTTATCTTCGCTGAAAGAAATACTGGACACGAAAACACTTTCATTCGAATACAAAGTTATCGAACAGACGGAACAGGTTGATGAAAAAGCTCTCTTAGAGGAACAGCTGCAACAAATCGCACTTAAGGAACAAAGGATAAAAACAGCTTACCAAGAAGGCATTGACACCATTGAAGAATATAAACACAACAGAGAAATTATTGAGCGTGAAAGAGATGAAATACAACAAAAAATATATGAACTTGAATCTGTAGATATGGATACTTCCGACGATAAAGCTATCATGTTAAAGAAAATTCAGAATGTTTATGAAGTGGTATCTTCGTCCGATTATACTGATCAGCAAAAGAATGAAATGTTAAAGACCATTGTGGATAAGTATGTTTACGACAAAGAAAATGACACACTAAATGCTTACTATTATCTCGCAAAACCTCAGTAA